CACAAAGGTTTTCTTACATCCATAGCTTTATTTATTTAAAATTTTACTACTAAAAGCTTACTGCTGCAACTTTATCATTGCTATCATTAGACGCACCTCCTCCCATAGATTCTGGCGTAGGTTGTGTGTACACATCATACTTAGGATTAGTACTTAAAGTAGAAGGAGACGTCCCATCTAGCTCAATAAAATTAGGAAATTTAGGGAAATTTGGATACCATTTTCCACTGGATTTATTTTCCTTATAAATTACTTTAAGAGTGAACACCATACCTTCTGCTTTAGTAATAATATGTTCTGAAACAGCTTTTATCCAGCTAACAAATGTTTTTTCAGAAGCATGTTCTGCTATAATGTCATAGTATTCATCTTGTGTTACTATTTTTGAACAAATATGTAACATTTCTCGATTTACTTGGTCTATTCCCCAGTCTTGATCTGAATCCCAGAATGTGTGAGTAAATTTAGCTCCATTACTTTGTTGAAAAGTAAGCAAGGCTCTAGTTTTTATTTCTTCTCCTCCTGGTCCTTTAGCTAATTCTAAAGAAGCAATTTTATTACCAGGTACTTGTTCCCCTGTTAAAATAGGACTTGCACCATCAGCTTTAATAGCTGCACCGTCTTCAGTTGTTTTTGATCCGTAACTCATATATATATTTGGTTTTAAATTAAATGTGGAAATTTGTATTTTTTTATTGTAAAAATTGTATTAAGATAAGTGCTCACCAGTTTCTTCCATTTCTGGAGTACCTTGGTCAGTTACTGGACTTTCAGAGTCTTGGTCATTCTCATATCTGTCTTCTTCTTGTGTTGGAGCCTCTATAGGCTGCGTAAGTCTTCTAGAAGGAATTGCTTCTACAACAGGTTCAGAATCAACCTTATCTTCTATAATGATGATTCTTGAGGCTCTGTTTGTACGTAAACCTTTTAGTCTCTCATCCTGAAATAATGCTTTAACCTCTGTTTTTGTTAAACTATACTTCTCCTGTATAGATTCTAAATCTGCCCTGTACCCAGGATCATCTATACACCTTGTAACTCCTTTGTCTAGCCAATTTTGAATATCTGATATAGATACTTCAACTGGCTCTGTAGTTTCTGCCATATTCTTAAATTTTAATTTTATCTGGGAATACTTTTTCCCAAGATATGTTAGTTAAACAATTGTTTTCAACGTCGTAATCAGCAATTTTGATTACTTGACCTTTCAAGTGGTTGCATCTTGAACCACATAAAATTTGATCAGAACTTTTAAAATTAATTAAAAGCTCGTCATCTTTACCTCTATACAAATACCCAATAGCATCTGCGTCTGCGCATAGTATTGATTTAAGTTTACCTGTTAAATCTAAATCCTTAGCGTTTACTTCTTTACCTTCTTTATCTATTACAGAATCTTTAAGGTGTCCGATGAGTAAAATATTATCAGCTAATGACTTAATTTTTTGTATCATCTCCATAAATGCTAAACGTAGATACAGATAACCTGCTCCTCTTGGTAATTCTCTGACATCTTCTCCATCAAAGCCTCCTCCCATAGGGGTAGCTTTATATTTAGCTTTTGCTAATGGAAGTATCATATCTTCAAGAACAGTTATGTTATCTAATGTAACAAAATCAAAAGGTTTACCTGCTCTAACAATGGCTCTGCCTGCTTCTTCTAAGTAATAGTCAGGAATTTCTTTATCCATTCTCTTACTAAAATCCTCTTCAGATTCATTACTTGGTACTGATATTCCAATTACATTCATACTCATACTTTCTAAGTATTTTGTACCAGATTCTAAATCTAATAACATACTATTTGGTAAAGTACTTGCCAAAGTTGTTTTACCAACTTTAGGTAAACTATACATAATTGTTATCTGTGGGTCTTGCCTAGTAGGCTTAGTTTTCTTTGTTGGAAGAGTTATTTCTCTAGCCATAGTTTTTAAGTTTTTCCCAAGGGAAGGAATGTGGTGAATCTACCCTAGTGGGTTGTCCTTGGGAGCTACATTTTGTAGCACTAACCACATTCCTTTTAAAAACTTAAAGTCATTATATATTGTAATCAATTTTATTTTTTTATTTTAGTCGTTACGTTCTTCATTTTCTTCAAGATATATTAAGAATACCATATTCGTTAACATATGTTTTAAATGACTTAATCCGCTTTCAGAATCATTTTCTTCCCCTGCTTTGTGTGAATAATAGTGACGCAACATTGCGTCCTCATAACGTTTTTTAGCATCTGGTACAGTTTTCCACCCGTGAGGTGTATATTTTTCTGCACCAAATGTTAATACTTCTCCTAAACCAATTATAGCTTCATGAGGTATTAAGCTCAATTGAAGTTTTCCTTGGTCTAATTTTACTCCTGCTTCTGTTCCCATTAGTTTATTTGATTTGCTACCCAAGCACCTTCATCATTGCGAATGTACTTAGCTTTATTATTTTGCATATCTTTAGCAAGTGTATTAATAGGCTCTGTTACTTCACTTGCTCTTGGTAATTCTCTAAATGTCCCACATGGTCCTATAAAGTTTAAACCTAAATTAATGTTAGGCTCGCCATCCCTATTTTCCAGTATCTCTAAGGATCTAAAAGTATTCCCCATAGCTGCAATATTATAACCATGAAACTGTTCTATTTTATACCTATAAGGACTAAATAGCGTCATAATTACATTGGCATCACGGGTTGTATACTTAGAATCTCCGAAATCTTTTAACGTAGGTGTAAGTCTTCCACTTTTATGACGTTCATCATTTTCAGAATCAAAAGCTAACTGTTGGATTACAACAGGTGTTGCTTTATAATTGTTTCTAAGCTGAACTAAATATTGACTCATTTTATCAATATTCTGTTTGGTGTTATAGCCTCTTTCCTCCATCATTAGCGCAATATGGTCAATAAAAATTAACCAATAGCGTTTAGGATTATCTGGGGTGTAACTTTCAAACCTCATTATAGGGTCTTTAGTTGGATCTTTTTGAATATTTTTGTACTTAGTAGTACCATGTTGTTCTGCTTTAGATATGAGATACTTATTCATCCCTGTAGGGTTATCAGGCATATCATGCACAGTAACAACATCTTCCATTTCATCAAAATATTCTTTATAGCTACGTACTAATTGGTAAATTTCGTCATTACAATGGTTTTCTCCTCTAGATAATATAGTATTAGCATCTACAATTAGCCCATAATCGTGCCAAATCTTCCTACTAATCCCTTTCATAATCTTAGTTTTCTTATCTATTTCATAAGAAAAATAATCAATATCTAGTTCAAAACCATCTAATGTTCCTGCGTCTTTTAACTTTTTATAGTGGTCATACGCTCCGTAATAAAATACATCATCTGCTAAAGATGTTTTACCTGTCTTAGTAGAAGCACCTATCAAATAATACGTGTTTTGCTGTATATTTGGTAAGAACTTCCTAAGCCTTGGAAAAGGAATAGGTATACCTTGGTTTTCACCAGTTCTCCCTCCCTCAACATCATTTAACACTTCGTCAAATACTGTCATAAATTATAATTAAATTTCTTGATGCCAGTCACTTCCTCCTTCTTCCATTTTCTTTAAAGTGCTTCCTTTTCCTTCAATATCTTCAACCATAGCTCCTAATATGGAACTACCATTTTTATTAATGAAATAGTCTGCACAAGAAATGTACTTATATGAGTTTAACCTGGCTTCGTATACATATTGTCTTGTTGCGTCAAAAATTGCGTCTTTAGTTACATCTGGGTTACTTCGTACAAATTGTATCATTTTCTTCTTAACTCCTTGTTTATCTCCTCGTATAGGTCTATTACCTGACTTTACTCCTTTAGGGAATATATCACGCCAATCCTCCACCCAATCACCTACACTTTCTTTAGTAGGTGTACCTACTTTAAAAAGTGTAGCAGTAGTTGATCTTAGTACAATACCTTCTTCAGTAATTTTAAGATACCCAAGTTTTTCTAAAGCTCTATTCCACCACTCTACAGTAGTTTCTGAACCAAATTCAAAAACTTCTTTATAGTAAAGTGAGTATAAATAGCAGTATAAAGTCGGAGTTAATTTTAAGTCTTTCAACTCATTGGTGTTAATAAATATCTCCATATATTACATTTTTAGATATATCTGTGTCAATATGTAATTTTTCATATTCTAAAATATTTTCCATACTACACTTAACATTAAAGTAAGCTGTAATAGCTAAAGCTGTTTGATAAGGATTACCAATTACTTTTGGATCTTCTAATTCTACTACTCTGATCATATTACTTAATTCACTTTTATTGAGTTTTTGTAATTTGTTTGATAATATCTTTAAGATTGGCATATGAATTTACATTTTTAACATTAAAACCTTCTTGGGAGGTTGTTACCCATTTTTGCTCTATAGAGTTTTTGACATACACCCTAATAGCAATTGCATGTTTATCTTTTATATCTTTACGTACTATTCTGCCTAAAGTTTGTATCTGCTGCTTAATTTTAGAGTGTCTTGCAAGCAAAATCTCAAAGCTAAGCTGGGGTATAGTTACACCTTCATCAAATATTTTAGGCACGGATACTACGCGTAGTTTTGTTCTTTTATCTGAAAAGCTTCTTAGTTTAGATCTTCTTAGTTTTTTTGAATGCTTACTATGTATAGCTACGCAAGTGTTACCTAGCTTATCTGCTATTTTATCAGCAAAATCTGTAGACAATGAAAATATTATTCCATACTTATTTGGAAATAACTTAACAATATCTTCAGCTGCTTGTAATTTATTAAAAGCAGAGTAAATAAGTCGTGATCGCTTATTAATATACTTCCAAGATTGTTTATGGAAAGTCATCCAAGCGTAGTCTATCGCATTAGTGTACTCGTCATATAATTGCTTCTCTTCTTTTGTAAATTCAATTGGGTAATTTATAATTGTATACTTAGAAATGAAATCTTCATTTTCTACATCTTTTAAAGATATTTCATCCACAATAGATAAATAAAATTTTAAATCATAAATTTGTGTATCAGTAAGAGATGCAGATAGTCCTAATATGCCTTCATAAGTTACTAGGCTAAAGAATTTCATTTTAACATCTGTAGTAATATGATGAATTTCATCTAAAACTACTAAAGAATAATCATTACCATCTTCTTTACGAATAGAAGCATAGCATATAAATTTACAGTTTTTTAGTAATTTTTGTTTCTTAAATTTTTTAAATTCATCTTTAAAATTGTCAATAACAGTTACTGTAGGACAAACTACTAAAATATTTTTTTCTGGAAATAACTCAGAAAATTTTTCAATAGCCAATATAGCTGCGTAAGTTTTACCAACTCCAGTTGCATACTTTAAGATTCCTTTACAAGATTTCTTAGCCCATTTGTTTAAACCGCTGCGTATTAGTTTTTCTCTTCTTGTCATATTAATGTGTCCAATAGTCAGAAATTACTGAATCAGCCTTTAAAGGTACTCTTTTACACCATACTTTACCTGCTTCTTCCATAAAGAAACTAAGTTTTTCAGCTGCTAAATCCTTATAACTTTCAGTTACTTCTAAGTTTATTTCATCATGCACAAGTAGTACTATCTTAATCTCCTCTTGCAGTTTATTAGCAAGTAACCAATCATATAGTAGTACTGTAGCATACTTAGTAATACTTCCACTTTCTCCTTGAATAGGATAGTTTTGGGAAGCTCTCTCCATTTGGCCTTTAAGCCTATTAATAGTTTTATAATCACCTCTATATTCAGCTGCCCATAAAGCTTTAATATCTTTATAGTAAAATTTACGCCTAGTAACATTATCAATTAAAATATAGCCTTGTTTTAAAGAGGCTCTTTTATTAATTTCAAAATATGTTAATAAGCCTGGGAAAGCTTTGAAATAATCATTATATACTTTTTCACCTTGTTTCTTAGGAATCCCTAAGTTTTTAGCAATAGTATGTCCATCTCCACCATAAGCTAACGCAAAACCTGCTGATTTAGCAATTTGACGCTTAAATAGTAAATCTTTCTCATAATCATTAAGTGGTATTTTATCATCTTTTTTCTGTTTAGCTTCTAAAAAATCTTCAATAGATATATTAAAAAGCTTAGATGCTACAAAACAGTGCATATCACCTAACCCCTCATCATAGAATCTTAGAATATCTGGATCCAAAGCTTTATTAGCTAACACAATATTTTCTTGTCCAGAATAATCTGCATTAACAATCACTTTACCTTCAGGAGAGTCAAAAGCTCTTCTAAACCTATCATTACTTGGTATATTCTGATTATTAGGAGAACTGCTTGATATTCTACCTGTACGTACAATCTGGTTAAAATTAGAGTGTATTCTTCCTGTAATAGGATTAACATGCTTTAAGAATTTTTTACCAAATGTGGTTACAGATTGTTCTACTTCTTTACTC